CACTCCGGCGGATATCACTCTGATTGCGGGCCAAGGTACGTACAATCTTCCTGAAGACTGCATCGATATTTTCGAGCAGGTGATTCGCCAGAATCAGGGTAGTCAGTATAATCAGACCGATATCATCATTCCGCGTATCTCGCTCTCTACCTATGCAGCTATCCCCAACAAGCTGGCTACAGGGCGTCCGGTACAGGTGTGGGTCAATCGTCAGACGCCGATTCCTCAGATCAACATTTGGCCGACTCCGAACGTCAGTGGGTACATCTTCCACTATTGGTACCTTCGCCGGATGGATGATGCAGGTCAGTCAGGTGCGACCACTCAGGACGTACCATTCCGCTTCTACGATGCGTTGACTGCTGGGCTTGCTTATCAGCTCGCTATGAAACAGCCAGAGTTGGACGCTAACCGCATTCAGATGCTGAAGGCCAACTACGACGAAGTCTTTCAGCTCGCCAAGGATGAGGACCGCGAAAAGGCTCCTGTTCGGTTTGTTCCGATGGCAGGTTACTTGGGCGGTGGCTGGTAATGGCTACACGGTTCGCTAGTTATAAGCGAGCCTTCGGTTTCTGTGACCGTTGTGCGCAGAGATACGATCTCAAGAAGCTCAAGAAGTTCTACATCATGGGCAAGCTGATCAATGAGAAGGTCTGCCCTGAATGTTGGGACCCTGACCATCCTCAGAATTGGGTCGGCATCATTGGTTCGCAAAAGGTTTCTAATGACCCGCAGGCTTTGCGTGAGCCGCGTCCTGACACAAATCGAAATGATAGCTGCTCTGACTTCGCCTTTGCGCCTGTCGCCACGCAGCAGGTAACCACTTATCTGAACAATGTTAGAATTACGGCGTTCACCTCTGTAACCCCCGGTGTCGTGATCGTTCCTCCGCTTCCGGGCAATGCCATTTTGTGAGGCACAATATGAAGCACGATGATGTAGTCCAAGATAAGAAGATGATCAAGAAAGCTGTGGGTATGCACGACAAACAGCTTCACGGTGGTAAGAAGACTGACCTGAAAGGTCTGAAGAAGGGCGGGCCTACCTCCCTTGATCGTAAGAAATTCGGCAAGAACCTGAGCCGTGCAATGAACCAGAAGTCTGGTCGGGGGCGCTAATGGCTAAGATCGAAAACAAGCCTGCTTCGGCATACTACAAGCAAGGGCTTAATCCTAATACCTCTGGGTACCCAAACAATATCGCATCGACGCAGACTGTCAAGACTCGCGGCACGGGCGCAGCGACTAAAGGCACCAAGCACAGCACCAAGATGGGCTAAAACATGTCCTATGACATTACGACATACGCGGGGTTGGTAGAGGCGATTCAAGCGTTCACTGAGGTGAACGAAACTACGTTCGTTGCCAATATCCCTAACTTTGTTCAGGACACGGAGCGGTTGGTTAACAACACCGTGCAGCTCCCCGCGTTTCGTAAAAATGTCACTGGGTCTGCCACAGCCAACTTCCCTTATCTGTCTTTGCCTTCCGACTTCCTTGCGACTTTTTCGGTTGCGGTGATGAACACGGATGAGCCTCTGGTGCCGAACAACTATCGGTATATACTGAACAAGGATGTGAACTACATCCGCGAGATGTTCCCATATCCGGCGGTTACGGGTGTGCCTCAGTACTACGCGCTGTTCGACAACAACACTTACATTCTCGGCCCCACGCCGGATGTGAACTACGATATCGAGCTGCATTATTTTGCTTATCCGACTTCCATAGTAACCGCTGGGTCTACATGGCTGAGCACAAACTTCCCGAACGTCTTGCTATACGGCGCGCTTACGGAAGCATATCTCTATCTCAAGGGCGAAACGGATGTGCTGCAGGCCTATCAGGCCAAGTTCGAGCAGGCTATGGCTCCGCTGAAACAGCTCGGTGACGGTAAGGATCGTCAGGATGCCTACAGGACCGTGCAGGTCAGGGATAAGGTCGTATGATCACTCAGTGCCTAACTGCCAGTTTCAAACAGGAGCTTCTCGAAGGGGTTCACAATTTCTCTCTCGTAGGTGGCGATACCTTTAAGATTGCCCTGTACACGAGCGCGGCTAACATCGACTCTTCGACGCTGATCTATACCACTACAAACGAGGTGGTCGGTACGGGCTACACTGCAGGTGGCGGTACGCTAGTTAATTTGGGTATCACCCTGTCAGGCACCACAGCCTATACGAGTTGGGATGATTTTACATGGGCTAACTCCACGCTGACGACGGCAGGGGCGTTGATATACAATGCGTCAAAGGCCAATCGCTCCGTGGCAGTGCTGAATTTTGGTGGTTCATACTCAACAAGTGCGACCCCGTTCACGATCACTTTCCCGGCAAATACGAGCACTACAGCTCCGGTCATTATTTATTGATGAGGCTCAAATGAGTAACGAACTTTCAAATTTTGGCGACCACGCTGTAGCTTCTCTGCAGGCCAACGCGGTTATTCCCGAAGGCATGGGTGTCGAAGGTTCTTGGCATGTTGAATGCCACGACAAAGACGGTAACCTGAAGTGGACCGAAGACTTCCCTAATCTTGTCGTCGCGGTAGGTAAAGAACTCCTACTGAACACCCTGCTCCGCACTTCAGGCACTTACACTACAGTAGGTCCGTTCTTGGGTTTGACCAACCAGAGCCTGACTCCCGCGGCTACGGACACAATGACTACCCTGATCAGTGGCCTTAGCGCAGAATTTACCAATTACACGGTGGGCGGTTCCGCGGTTCGCGGCACGGCTACTTTTGCTGCAGCTACGTCTACAGGCACTACACCTTCCAACGTGACTTCATCCACGGCTTCGGCAATTACCTACACCATCACAGGTGCGGGTGGTACGGTCTATGGATGTTTCTTGGTCACGGGTACAGGAGCTGTAAATACTCAGAGCTCCACTGCAGGAACTCTGTACTCTGAAGGTAACTTCAGCGTAGCTAAAACCACCACGGCTGGTGATACAGTCTCTGTAACCTACTCTACTTCTGCTACGTCCTAATAGGAGGACATAATGGCTTTAGTAGTCGCGGATCGAATTCAAGAGACTTCTATTACCGCAGGGACTGGAACCTTATCCCTTTCGGGTGCTGTAGCAGGGAACCAATCCTTTGTCTCGGGGGTCGGTTCAGGAAACACGACTTACTATGCCTTTTACGATCAGGCTGCTCAGGTCTGGGAAGTGGGTATTGGCACAGTCACTGCGGGTTCTCCTGATACGCTATCTAGAACAACGATCCTTGCTAATTCTTCAGGCACCACTTCGCCGCTTAGTCTAGCAGGTAACGCTATAACTGTATGGTGTGACTACCCCGCAGAAAAAGCCGTTTTTCGAGACGCTAGCGGTAACGTCACTTTGGGTGGTGCGCTGAATGTCACAGGTACGACTACTCTTGCTACGTCACTTACAGGACTTCTGAAGACGGCTTCTGGTGTTGTGTCTAATGCTACGAGCGGTACGGATTATGCCCCTGCTACTTCTGGTACGGCTATCCTTAAAGGCAATGGCACTGGTGGTTTTTCATCCGCGACAGCAGGGACTGATTATTCGGCGGGCACTTCTGCTCTTACCACAGGTATTCTGAAGTCTACGACTTCAACAGGCGCGCTTTCTATTGCGTCCGCTGGGACAGACTATGCTCCGGCTACTTCTGGGTCATCCATCCTCTACGGCAACGGTTCTGGTGGGTTCAGTAATGTAACGATCGGCTCTGGTGTTTCATTTTCCGGTGGAACGCTGAGTGCTACGGGTGCAGGTGGTACCGTCACGGCAGTATCTGTAGCTTCAGCGAATGGGTTTGCAGGTACGTCTTCAGGCGGTACGACCCCCGCATTGACAATATCGACTAGTATTTCCGGTGTCCTTAAAGGGAACGGTACGGCTATTAGCTCCGCGGCAGCGGGTACAGATTATGTAGCTCCGGGTGGCGCGTTAGGCACTCCATCTAGCGGAACCCTGACAAACTGCTCGGGACTTCCCATTTCTACAGGCGTTTCTGGGCTTGGCACAGGAGTCGCTACGGCCTTAGCTGTAGCTGTAGGGTCTTCAGGTGCGCCTGTAGTAAATGGCGGTGTGCTGGGTACTCCCAGTTCAGGAACACTCTCTAACTGTACGGCAGATGGAACCGACGCTGTTGGCTTCCGCAACATCCCTCAGAATGTTCAGACAGGCAATTACACGTTAGTAGCGGCGGATTCGGGCAAACATATCTATCGAGGTTCAGGCACTGCGGCAACGTGGACGATCCCGGCTAATGGTTCTGTAGCTTATGCGATTGGAACAGCATTGACCTTTATTAATTTTTCCTCTACTGCAGTGAGTATCGGTATCACTACTGACACGATGTATCTCGCCGGGTCAGGAAGTACTGGAACTAGAACTTTGGCACAGTATGGTACGGCTACAGCAGTCAAAATCGCTGCACAAGCGTGGGTCATTTCAGGTGCAGGGTTGACGTAATGCCCGGTGCAATTCAGGCGCTACTTATTGGGACCTTATATGACCCTATTAATACGGTAGCCCCGGCTGTTACAGGTACGGCGCAAGTGCGTCAAACGCTCTCATGCTCCACAGGCACATGGCTTGGCACAAACATTTCTTACACGTACCAGTGGTATCAGAACAGCAGCCTGATTAGCGGCGCTACTTCGAGCACCTATACTATCCCTAGCGCCTATGTCGGCACTACGATTAAATGTATCGTTACGGCTTCTATGTCGAGCGGTGCGACGACGGCTACATCAAACACGACCAGCGCAGTTGCCGCTAATGTGCCTCTGGCTCCGACTATCGGTACGGCTTTGTTGGCGTCTGACACTTCTGTTTCTGTGGCATTTTCGGCCCCTTCAGATAATGGTGGTGCAACGATTACATCGTACACAGCCACTTCGTCCCCCGGTGGAAAAACCGCTACAGGTGCTGGATCGCCGCTTGTCGTTACTGGTTTGACATCCGGCACGGCGTACACTTTTACTGTTACAGCTACCAACTCTGTTGGCACTTCCGCGGCTAGCTCCGCTAGCAATAGCTTGACTATGCCAGTAGCGGCTACATCCGTTTCTTATTTGGTCGTTGCAGGCGGCGGCGCAGGCGGATCAAGTTCTCCAGATGGTGTAGGAGGCGGCGCTGGCGGCGGCGCTGGTGGTTATTTGACGGGAACATTCGCAGTTGGCGCTAGCTACACTATTACAGTAGGTGGCGGTGGAGCGGGCAACACAAGTTCCTCCTCGGCTGGTGGTAACGGTACTAACTCCGTGTTTGCGTCGTTCACAGCGATAGGCGGTGGGGGCGGCTCGGCGGCGGGTGATAATAGACCTCTACCGGGCAACGGCGGTTCCGGTGGCGGCGGTGGATCTAGTGGTCTTGGCGGAAGAGCTGGGGGCACGGGTACCGCTGGGCAGGGTAATAACGGTGGCGCAGGCATGAGCGTTACCCCTTATGTATCAGGCTGCGGTGGCGGTGCAAGCGCCGTTGGTGGCACAGGCACAGGCGGTACCGGAGGTAACGGTTCAACCACATCTATTTCTGGTACATCTACGACATACGCAGGGGGCGGCGGTGCAGGTCCTACTACGCAGGGTGGTACTAATAGGCCGGGCGGCTCTGGCGGTGGCGGTACAGGCTGCGTGAGCGCGGGTTCAACTAATACCGGCGGCGGTGGTGGTGGCTCATGCGCGGGCGCTAGCGGGAGGTTGGCCTTTAACGGAGGCTCCGGTGTCGTCATCATCGCGTACGCTAATACGTTCCGGCAGGCAACGGCTACCACGGGATCTCCGACGTTCTCTAACTCGGGCGGAAACTATATCTATAAATTTACGGGTTCAGGGAGTATCACGTTCTAATGGCACATTTTGCACAGCTTGATGAAAACAACGTAGTCCTGCAAGTTATTGTGGTCGGGAATGATATGGTCGATGACCTCCCATACCCAGAGTCGGAGTCTGTGGGTGTTGCTTACTGTCAATCCTTGTTTGGCACAGACACACGCTGGAAACAGACTTCGTTTAACCATAATTTTAGGCACTGGTATGCCGGTATCGGCTACACCTATGACGATAATTTAGATGCTTTTATAGAACCCCAACCTTTTCCGAGTTGGAGTTTAGATACTTTGGCTTGTGTATGGGTGCCACCTGTGCCCTACCCAGAAGATGGCCTGTATTACTGGGACGAGGGGACTCTGACTTGGGTTAAAGCATAATACCAACACCGAAAATTTAGGGGGATACATGTTTGGGCGCTACGCTTTTTCACAAACGGGATTTGCAGGGCAAGTCCTTACACTTTACGCCCTAACTATCGCGGAAAATTTCTCAACCTTAGACGCACCGGCTATTAGCGCCGCCTTTCCTCTGACTGTTGATGAGGCAATCACAACGGATAATACTGATGCTGAGACTGACGTTTTTTATTTTGGGAACGTAGATGCTGTTTTTGCCCTAGCGGACACACTAGGTGTTTCTGCGCAATTTACCACTGCGATAACGGAAGACACCAGTCTTAATGACCCCATTATAATCACGGCGCAATTCAAAGGCTCTGTCACTGAGGCCGTTAGTTCTCTAGACGTTTTTGGTGCAGGCTCCGCCTTCTTTTTCGGTGTTGATGAAATTACAACGACGACCGCGGCCTTTGCTATCAGCGCGGGTTTTTCTGCGGCGCAAGATGAAAATTTTTCTCCTGTAGACACGCGGTCAATCACGGCTCAATTTTCTGTTAGTAAAAATGAAGCGTTTAGCTTAATAGAGCATCTCGAAGGGCATGGGTGGATTAAGATCGTTGACACTCAGATAGCTAACTGGCAGGCCATAACCGATGCGCAATCAGCAGGTTGGAGTACTATTAACGACAGCCAGACTCCCGGCTGGACCCCAATACAGGATGAGCAATAGATGGCCGCAATAACCTACACATGGAGCATCGACGAGTTGTCATGTCTTCCAACAGCGGGGAGCCTTACTGATTACGTAGTTATCGCAAAATGGACGTGTACAGGCTCAGACGGCATCTATGCAGGTACTGTAACGAACATAACCGTGTTCACCGTAGACCCCAACAAGAAAGATTACGTGCCCTACGCCGACCTGCAGGAAGCTGAAATTATTGAATGGGTGCAAGACGCTCTGGGTTTTGACACCGTGCAGCTTGTCTATAGCAAGATAGCAACGCAAATTCAGGGGCAGGAAGATCCGACGTTGATTAACCCCCCGCTCCCGTGGAGTTAAATATGAGCTTTATTCTCAGCCAAAAGTCACTGCGCCGCCTTGAAGGCGTGAACCCTGCGCTTGTGCAGGTAGTTAAGCGGGCTATTCAAATCACCCCTATCGACTTCATCGTCGTTGAGGGCCTTCGCACCAAAGAGCGCCAAGCATATCTCGTAGAGAAGGGCGCATCCAAAACGATGAACTCTCGCCACCTTACAGGTGACGCAGTCGATCTGGCTCCCATTGTGAACAACAAGGTTTCATGGGATTGGAAGGATTTTCATCCGCTGGCGGAGGCAGTAAAAGAGGCCGCTAAGCAAGTAAAAGTTGAGGTAGAATGGGGCGGAGATTGGACCTCTTTCAAAGACGGCCCTCACTGGCAATTACCGAGGAAGTAACATGATTTTCTTCTCATGGGTTTTAGAACGCCTCAAAGAGGCGAATACATGGTACGGCCTGATTGCTTTTCTGAGCTCTATCGGCGTGCAACTTGACCCTGCGCTGGCGCAGCAGATTGCAGTTGTAGGGGTCGGTGCCGCGGGTATTGTTGGCATCATCACCAAAGAAAAGAAGGGGTAGATCATGCCTAGTACTTATTCCCCCAATCTCCGAATCGAGCTTATCGCCAATGGTGAGCAGGCCAATACGTGGGGCACCACGACTAACAACAATCTTGGAACCCTGATTGGTGAAGCTATCGCCGGTCTTGTAGATATCGATGTTACTCTGGCTGACGTTACGCTGACCGCCCTAGATGGTCTGACCGACCAAGCACGCCAGATGATGATTACGATCTCTGGTACTCCCGGCACTGCGCGATCCGTGTACTGCCCGGACGGAGACACTAAGGTCTATGTGGTTGCCAATGACGCGAACGCTACGGTTACCTTTTCCACGGTATCCGGCACGGGTGTGGATATTCCTGTCGGCACATCCAAGTTCCTTTTCTGTGACGGCACGGATGTTTTTGAAGCAGTCACCGCGATTGATACGCTTCTACTGGGCGGAGCTCCGACGACTTCTCTGGAAGCGGCGAATAAGGGCTATGTAGATGCAGCTATTGCTGCGATCAACTACACGGCAAACCGAGCGGTTATCACTAACGGTCTCGGTAACCTCGCTGCTTCTGCGACTACATCGACTGAAATAGGATACGTCTCGGGTGTAACGAGCGCGATTCAGACTCAGCTCAATGCTAAACAGGCGACGATTACTGGCGCGGCTACGACGATCACCACATCGGATCTGACAGCTTCTAAAGCCCTTGTATCTAACGCCAGCGGTAAAGTCGCCGTATCTTCCGTTACGGACACCGAACTTGGGTACGTCTCAGGTGTTACGAGTGCTATTCAGACCCAGCTCAACAACAAACCTAGTCTGACAGGTTCCGGTGCTTCTGGCACTTGGGGAATCAATATTTCAGGTAACGCCGCGACGGTTACTAACGGCCTGACCACGAGCAACTACAATTCCTATGCTCCTACGCTGACGGGTACGGGTGCTTCTGGCACTTGGGGGATCAGTATTTCCGGCAATGCGGCAACAGCTACGAGCGCAACGTCAGCGACCACATCCGCATCATGCTCAGGAAATGCAGCAACAGCTACGGCACCACAAAGCGGTGGATCATTCGTCACTTCTAGCAATATCGGAAGCCAGAGCGTCAGCTATGCGACAAGTGCGGGATCAGCGACTACAGCCTCAGCCCTCTCAACAACAACCGCACCATTAAATTGCCGGGTGTTCAACTCATCTAGCACGTTTACTCCTCCAGCTACGGGATATTATGTTGTCTATGTCATAGGAGGCGGTGGTGGCGGCGGCTGCGCGAAAAATTTTGGTGGTAGTGGAACACCTATCGGGGCCACAGGTGGTGGAGCGGGCGGATTTGCTAGAAAAACTTTACAGCTCTCTTCTTCTGTAACTTACACCGTTACGGTCGGTGCGGGCGGTGCAGGGCAAGCGTGCACCAATATTCAGGTGGCCAACGGTGGGGCTGGCGGAGCGTCTTCTTTTTCCGGTTCAGGAGTCAGCCTCATGACGGCAACCGGCGGCTCTGGCGGTACCGCGGTCAATTCTGGTGCTGCATGCAGCGCCGCTTCTGGGGGTACGGCTTCTGGTGGAGATATCAATGTGACTGGCGGCTCTTCTGGGGCCATAACCACAGGTAGTGGCACTAATAGTCGCTCTACAGGCGGCGGTGCCGTAGGTATCTCGGGTACCGCCTACAATGGTGGTACTGTTTCACAAACCGGCGGGGCCTTCACAGGCGGCGGTGGGCTCGGCGGCAATGGGGGATCGCTAACTACTAATGCTGTAGCTTTCACAGCCGGAGGTGGTTCGGGGGCCGCTGGAGCTAATGACACAATACCAGTGCTGGATATGCTGTGGTACCTTTCAGGACAGTCAATATCTTATAACTCTGGTGTCATGCCCTTTCCCTTCCAAGGAAGTAGCGCCTTAGCAGGATACGGCGGCGCGCCTAGTGCTACAGCCGCTAACATTATATTCCCCTCAGACTACTGCGGTGGCGCGGCTTATTGCAATAATCTAACTACCACGGTGAATAACGCAACTGCGGGCGGTGGCGGTGGCGGTGGAGCTAATAACGATCCTAACAGTACGACTGTATATTCGGGGTCTGGTGGCACGGGTCGCATCATTATTGTGTGGTAAGAACATGGCTAAATACGAAATTTTAGACTCTAAAGGCAGTGTAATTAACACTATCGAAGCCGATGAAGCCTTTGTAGAGGAGTTTTATTCCGGCCACTATCGCTTAATACCTGCTCCCGCGGCAGACTTCACCGGCATCAATGAAGCGACAGCCGTTGGTTTGCTAGCCTCTACGGACTGGGTTAACCAGCCTGATGTAATAGATCCGGCGCGTGATCCACACCTGCTAAATCAAGCTGCGTTTCTGGATTACAGAGAGCTTGTCCGTAGAATTGCAGTGGCTCCTCCAACTACTGAAGTTACCGACTGGCCCGTTCTTCCGGTGGCGCAGTGGGGTAGCTAACAATGCCCGAGACCAAACTCCAAGTCCTTCAACTACGCCCCGGTGTTAACCGGGAAGGTACGTCTTACGCGGGCGAGGGCGGTTGGTACGCCTGTGACAAAGTGCGGTTTCGTTCAGGTCTTCCTGAAAAATTGGGTGGTTGGATTCCTTACACTACGACTACATATCTCGGTTCGTG